AATTCCTATGAATATAGATTCTCTCTTGACTGGAGGCATCTTGTCTCCTAGACCTCCTTTGGCAAAATATCTAAATTTTTTATTTTCTCTGAGTAGATTTGTTGGATGATTATGAGCTGCAGATGCGTTATATGGTGGAGCTCCTTCAGGTAGATTCCAAACTATTGTAGAATCTAGTGAGCCTCTTATTACATCTTTTAAAGCCCATGATTCGTTTTCTTTTAAAACACGGACTTTTTCATCGCGGGTGCGAGCCTTGGTTACTTCTTCAAGGACTTCAAAAACATACTGTTTCATGAAATAAACTCCTGTACACTTTCAATCAAATTATTACAACGCTTGTTAACTAAGTAGTTAAATGTCTTAAACTTATTATTCCAAACGTCTTGCCTTATAAAACTATTTATAATCTCTTTTCTCAGATCTTCTGGAGTTTCAGTGAGATCAATTAATTTTTTATTTCTACAATAATTACGGTACCAAGATGCTGCGTATAGCAACTCTCCTTCCTCAAGATCTTCTATAATAGTATCTATCTTTTTCTGACTTACAGGCGTTTGTCTAAATCCTTCGACAAATACATTATCGTCTGAAAATATATTTGGCACACCGTCACCCTTATCACCTTTGATGATATGCGTTTGTAGATATAGCCTTGGATTTTTCTCTACTAATTCTTTTTTAAGAAGTGGTGAGTATTGTCTTACAAACTTATACTTTTGTAGTTGTAAGAAGTCTCTATCGGAAGATACTATCATAATCTTTTCTGGATTAAAATCATTGTTTGGATCTGGATTCATAGTAACTATAGTACCTATGATGTCATCAGCTTCGCAACCATCGATATGAATAACTTTATAAGGAAAGTTTTCAGCAATCTCTTCCCTTACCATGTTAAGTATTCTAAACGCTTCATTCCAATCAAAAGAAGATTTATCTCTATCTTTTTTTCTACCAGCTTTATACTGTGGAAAAGCTTTTCTACGCCAGTTATTTGGTCCATCGACTGCTAAAACTAATTCGCCATATTCGTCTTTAAATTTAGTACGGTACATTCTTAAAGAGTTAAGTATCATATGACGAATTAACTGTTCATCAAAAGTTTTATTGATGATAATACTCGCTAGAGCAATACCACTATAATCAACAATAATCATATTACGTGCCTCTTATAAACATATACATCCCACAGTGTAGCATTTTTGATACCACCTACTGGACTACCAAAACTTGTGAAACCATTAATTGGTTTTCTACCTTTCTTTTCGACTCTAAATTTCATTGTGGGAGAACTGCACGCTCGTACAACTGCCTTAACCATTTCGTATTGTTCCATGTCGTCAGGATTTTTTGGATCGAATCTACCAATCCAAGAGTCTGATACTCGATTGTGTTTGCCAATGTGAATACCCATATTACACGCCTTTCATAATATAATCAAATTTTAAAACTGGCTCGCCAGTAACGCCCCAAAACATTTCAGTTTCAGCAAGAGTCTTTTCAGCATCTTCCTGCGTCATGTAATCGGTATACCTATCATAAGGTTGAATAAAACCTTCTGACTTATCGATTGAACCGACATACCAGCCAGCTGCTGATGCCATAACGATTGGCTCAGATATGCCACTAGTATTGAACTTAATGTTTTTGGTATCTTTTAATATTTTCATAACAACTCCTAATTTTTTATTTTGATAGTTATATTATACACTATTTTTTTGCATTTGTAAACAAGTTTTCACTTAACTTGTTAAATGTTTTGCGTGTATCCTACAACCAATAAAATTATTAAAGTAGTCGTCTCTGAATAAAACGTTGTTATCAAACTGTAACTTTGCTTCATAATAAGACATTTCGCCTTTTGTCTTACAAAGTTTTAATATTTCTCTTTTGAATTGGTCTTGTCCATTTGTTTCCACAAGGTTGCGTACTTCATTGGAGGATCCGTAATATTCTTTCCAATCTGATTCGACGCGCGTGCGTACGCGTCTCTTACGTGTTTTAGTGATGGGGAGGGTCTTGGGTTTCCAGAAGTTCTTCTTTCCAATATACTTTTTGTTGGAACTAACTTCGGTGAGTTGATATACAAAGCCTTGATACTCCTCTGGCGTGTCTTCAAAAATTACATTATTATATGTCCACATCTTGAACTTCTTCTGCTTCGACTTTACTACCACATATAGGACAACGCTTTGGTTCTTTATAAGATGCTACGTAAGAAACCTCATCGCATTCTTCGCATTCTATCTGGTAATCTTTCAAGGATTTGTTCCTTTCTTTTCATCGTAGCGGTAGACCATTCTGCTATTTCTTTTGTGGACCTGCCGCAACCTATGCAAAAATCATCTTGCAAAGTACATATTTTTACGCAAGGTGAAACGACTTTAGAAATCGATTTCACAGGCGCCACCTGCACAGGCGGCTGCAGCGAGTGTATCAACATCAGTATACTTTCTTTCTTTTATGTCTTCTTTCCAGTCGACAGTTTTTAAAGTTGATTGTATCTTATTCCATTTATGTAATAAGTAAGCGTCTTTTAAGCAGTGCTCGGCTAAAATAGTATCAGAATCTAAATAGTTATCAGCAAACTTACCAAATCTTCTTATCCAATCTCTTTTCATTGCGTTCTCTGAAGATTCTAAAGATAAGTCTTCGCCGAATCCTTTTGCTGTAGAACAAGCATCCCATAGGTTATTGAAACATTTCAGTGCGTCAACTACCATACCTGATGCAAACACAGCCGCATTACCATATTTCTTTACCATATCTTTTGCAGTAATTACGGCAGTATTTGGAGCTTGATTATAGTCTTTATCGCCACTCATAGCTAAGAAAGATATGCCAGCAAACGAATGTCTATTTTCAAATACGTATTTCTCAACTTCATCCCAGTCATCTACGATAATAGTATTAGATACGTTATGTCTTACTCCTTTATCTGCGCATAAGTCTTCATTAGTACCAGCTTCAACCCAGTGCTTTTGAGCTTTCTTTACGAGTTCAAGATGTTTAACACCTAACAAGTCATCTTTGTACATTGAACCTTTTTTTGGTAATATTGGAAAAGATACGACTACATCAGTTCCACCAGCTGACCAAACAGAATCTTCTACCATATACGGATTAGTTTTCATGATAGCTTGAGTTATCTCAGATTCTTTATTCATTTGTACATTTCTTATGTACATGTTTGAATGTTCGGCATGAATACCAGAAGCGGTTTGTAATAACACAGAAGCGTTACCACTTGGCTTTACGCATGTAGTTCTAGCTGCAGCGTTTATTCCAATAATTTGAGCAACTTCTCTATTTACTTCTTTAACGATCTTTGCGCCTTTTTCCAGAATATTCTCGTCAAAAAGTATGTCTGGATTATTCATCCATCCTGTGATTGAGACTCCAAGTAAAGCTTCTCTATCAAAAATAAGTTTTGAAGTATCAGTTAAGAACTTGAAGTCAGTGTACCCTGCTTGTAGGGTACCGAGGATAGACGCAGCACGGCATGCCTTATAAAAGTCTTCCTCGGTATTGCATTTGCCTCCGTTGATCTCTGTCAAGTTGCATCCTTGCCAACCTGACTTTTTATTGATCTGTGGATACATACCAATCTCTACACATGGATTTGTAGTATGTTCTGTAGATTCAACGAAGACGAACCCGGGTTCGCCAAATTGTTTGACAGATTCCATAATCTTGCCAAACTGTTCTGGAGTAGTTTCATCTCTTACAATAACTGCAGAGTTATTTGATCTACCCCTTTGTGGATTATCCATGAACCAATTTCCTGTCTTAGCGTTCATCATCTCTTCGTCATCTGGCGAAAAAAGACAAATGGTTGCTGACCTACGAACGCCACCTGATAATACAGCGTCAGCCGCGTGCATAGCAATATCATAAGCATTTATAGGTTTAAGATCTATTGGTTCTTTCGAGTCTAATACAATACCTTGTAATAAGTGTTCTATTTTATCTAATGACCTACGCAAACCATTTGGCCCAGGTGCTTTAAATCCACCAGATATTTTTGCTCCTTTTGGCCTGATTTGAGATAAGTCAAAGTAAACTCTACGACCTTCGTATTCTGGAAATTTTCCTCCTCCTACGAAGAATGAAGACATGAGTACATCAAGTGCTGATGCCCAGCCTTCTATAGAGTCTTCTACTATGTAACCTTTCGCTTGTTTAGTTCTATTTTGAATCTTTGGTAATTTTTTGATATGATGTCTCTGGACAGAAAAACCTGCTCCAGCTCCACACAACAAAATGTAAAATACTTCGCCAAAGAATTCTGGTCTATTAACATAAGATGAAGTACAATTGTACATTCTCATCTGATGTTTCATTAACTGCTCACCGCCAAACTGTAATGCGCGTTGAGCTCCAAGAACTCTTTGTTCTTTATAAGCAGTACGTGCTTCTTCTAAAAATGGTTGTAACGTATTATTCTGTACTTTATAATTATTTTCGTGCATATCAATAACACGATCTACCGCTTCATCCCATGTTTCATATCTACTTTCGCTCTCTTTAAAACGAGAGTAGCCTTCATAAAATTTAGTCTGAGACAAAAAATCCCTTGTGTCAACAATTTGATGCTGCATCTTTTCCTCGTGATGTTGGTTTAATTTTTTATTGTTATAACTATTATATATTAAAAATCAATTTTTGTAAACAAGTTTTTCACTCGCCGTCAAAATATTTTTTTATCATTTCTAATACATCGTCATATTTAGCTATTTCCATCATCTGTTTTTCGAGCTCTTCCATTACTTGAGGATGCTCTCCAATACCAGCTGGATTATTCATATACACTTGAACTGTAGCTTTTGCCATGGCAATCTTGCCTTCAGCATGTTTTTTAAGTGCTTTAATCATTTCATTTTCAAAATCAAAATCCATTTTATTTTTCTCCTACTTTAGCATTGACTTTTCTATGTTTATTCCATGCAACCCATCCACCTATTCGTAAAGCCCAATAAGCAAGATAGTTTAAGAAATAAAATCCATTGACCTCAATATTAATATCTCTGAATGTTTTATCCATCCACTGTTGAGATTTAATACCTATAGTCTTTCCATTTTTTAACAATAGTGTTTCATACTTATATCCATAATCATGAATAAGTCCACCGATTAACAATACACCGACCGGTGATAAGAATTGAGCTAAGAACTTTGGTACACTTGCACCATCGAACTTAAACCCTTTTGGTATAACAAAATTTTGTTTATTAATTGAGTAGTTGAAATCTTTCGCAACTTCCCAATGTCTAGTTCCAAATACCCATAACATAAGTGCTCCCCAGAAACCTTTACCTTTTGTGGCTATTCTGATAGGTTTCATATGAGGATAATCTTTATAAGTAAAATTTACTCTGTTATCTATTTTTTTATCAAATAAGTTAATAATGAATCCTAAAATGACCAAGACGATAAATACTGCCATTGGCCAAAATTGTTTTGCTAAATCTAAAATAAACTCCATTACTACTCCTTACTTAAAATCCATTTAATCTCATTACTATTATCTATTATAGTTTCTTCAATAGACTCTAATTTTTTTTCTATTTTATCTGTTTTCATCTCATCCCATAACATATTAGCAATCAATGAAGCAAAGATCGATTCAAGCATTATTTTTTATCTTTCGGTTTGACTGCCTCTTCATAATATAATATAACTTCTTTTTGCTGTTCTATATATCTTTTTATTTGTTCGAAGTTTAAAGCTAAATTTTTAAATGATTGAGGATCTAATCCATATATTACAAACTCTCCCATACCAGCTTTAACTTTCTTAATAACTTCAGGCAGATTTTTTTCAGTTATCACAACCACTTTAACGTCCAACATTTTTATTGGTTTAGTTTTTTGAGCAACTGCGATAGTTGGTGTTATAACTTTTTCAACTGTTACAATTTCTTTTTCTGGTTTCCAACTACAACTACTTAGTAGCAGTGTTGATACCACTAAACATTTTGTTAACTTGTTCATTTATTCTCTTTTCTTGACCTACAGGATCCGCAAGACTGTTTTTAACGATGTCTGTTTTAGCTAATAGGTTTGAAATCTTTTTATTATTCTCTTCAGCAATGGATAACTTATTATTCAAGTCTTTTGTAAGCTTGATTTGTTTTTCCATATTTTCTTTGAGAGCTTTTATTGTGGAATCTTTTGCCTTGACAGCTACTTCTAACTTAGCGTTATTATCTCGCAAGACTGCCATACGTTGCATAGTGTCATTATATACAAAATACGCACCATAACCTATTCCACCTAGTATAACTAGGATAAAAAGAAAAACGTAAATCCTAGCCATAATTATCGTCTATGTATTTTCTAAAACGCTTTAGTAATACTGGATGCTTGTCTTTACGCCTTCTCTTGTCGTGAACAGCCGTTGTTTTAATTCTAGGTCCCATGTTCTTAGTATCTTGAGGAATGCCTGCCATAGCTGTAGTCATCTGTTCGCTTGATGCTTTCGCTTGAGCCATAGCCTCTGGAGAAGGCGCGCCTTTTTCGCCTTTCTTACGCATACGTTTTCCAGATTTTCTTCTCTGATTAATGTTATGCCATAGGCCTTTATTTTTTTCTTCTATGTTTTCTTTTTGCATTTCCTTAGTCTTCTTTTTCATTTTATTTATATAAGCTCGGTAGATAGCTGCAGCTGCAGTCTTGCCAGCTACTCTTGCTCTTTGTTCCATAGCTATTGCAGCTTGTATCTTATGAGCATGTTTTCTACCTGACTTCTTTATTTTAGCCACTGATGCTTTTGCATCAGCCGGAGTTGCAAACTTCAAACCGTGAATCGTACCTTTTGGATTCTCATCTGTATATAAATCACTATGTTTATCTGAACCTGCAGGTTGTCCTTTTTTTCTTGGTATTCTTTTTGTAGCCTCGAACATGTCTGTACTTGGACTCTTACCAGATTGCTTAACAACTTTTAAATCATTGCCTATTAATGGCGAATACTTTTCAGCTGCTTTCTTTGCTCTTGCTTCTGAGCTATGCATGCTAAACGTGTATCTCGACTTTGGCGCGCCGGGATTTACCACAACGTGAGTATATGGTTTTATTTTACTTCCTTTTTGTCTACCTGCTACTCTCATCTTATTAACTCGCCGGCAGTTACATATACTTGTTTATTTGTATTAACATGAATCGCCTCATAAATATCTACACCAAATACTTCTCCAACTGGAAAAGACTCGTTAGTTATTCTTATCTGATCTTTTGGCCAAACAAGTTCATCACAAGTTTTATTTAATAATTTAGGAGTTGAAACTCTATATATCCCAGGAGTTAACTGCTTATCATCTAGTAAAAACCATTCGTTCTTTTCATTTAAAAAATCTAGTACATCTACATTAAGTTCTTTGCAGATTTTTTCTAATCCTTTTGTTCCGACTTTTTCTTTAATGAGATAGAGCGCGCTCGCAAAAGATCCAAGTCGAGATCCACCCCCTGGAATTTTTGCAACGAGCCTTTTGATGTTAGCGGCAAGGCGAATAAAAGGAGTATAAGCAGACTTTTTTTCATCAGTATCCAGCTTCACATTCTTATTTCTCTTTCCGTTCTCGTCTATAATCCCTTGTTTATAGGCGTCCCAGTCTTTCCAATCCATAACCATCATTCTTATGAATCGAAAAGTATATCCTAAGTCTGCTGCTCTTTTTAATATACCCATTAAATCTTCCTTAATACGTTAACTACTTCAGGATCCATTGTAATTCCAGTGTATTGATCATTTCTAATATAATTTAAGAATATCAAAAATGGTTTTATAACCGGCCAATGGTTATTATCTAGCTTAAATTCTAAAATATTTAGAGCAGCTTCAATACCAAACACATTAAAAACCACTATCAAATGATTAAGAATTAGTCTTTCAGGTAACTCATCAGTTTCTAAATAACGATTCAATAATCTTTTAATATACTTAAACCTTTTTAAGTCTTCTTGAAACTCGTCTGCATCAACTAACTTATTAGTCCTATAATGATTAGCCGCGTACAAGAAAAGGTTCTTATCATTTAACTCTTTAAATCTTAACATAAAATTATATATTAAGATTTAAATGACTTCTTTGAGTTCCTCAATCAAATCAGATTTATTTTTTCTTCGATCAAGTTCGATACCGTGTTCTCTACCAAGAGCTTCCAGTTCTAACTTAGTCATCGAATCCAAATCAGTGGCTTCATCTCCGAACCATTCTTCTTTTGCTTCTTCAGCTGTAGTTGGTGATTCGGTTAAAGTTTGAATTTCTGGTTCTACACCAAAGAACTCGTCTATCTGAGACTTTGATATTTTTTGAGCTACTAGTAACTCTCCAGTTCTTTTATTCTTCCAACCTTGTGGAGTTGGTATCGCGCCTTTCGCCCAATTTGGTGGTTTTATAGCCATTATATTTTTCCTTTACTTATAAATTTCAGGGTGCATTGTCTTGTGATCCCCATCATAATGTTTCTTTAGATACTTTTGCAAGTCTCTCTTCTTACCAGTAGCATCTGTACCAATTTTTTTCTTCTTAAGAGTAATGTTATGCTTCTTTTCAAAAGAACCAGCTTTACCTGTCATATGATCTATATCAACAGTATGAACTTTGTCTAAGTCTTCAACCATGTTTATGGCACTTAAAAGTTGATCCATAGTCTTTCCAAATATGCCATACTTATCATGTTTCTCAACACCTTCCATCTTAGCTGTTGGATCTTTTATTGGAGTCGCGCTTGGCTTGATATTTCTATCACCACTTGCTACGTTATCTCCGCCAGATCTTTTCTTTGCTTGTTTCATCTTTTTGTCGGCTTTATCTTTTTCGTTAGCCTCTAAAGATTTTTTAACGTCTAAGTCTGCAGCTCCAGATTTAATTTTATCTTGAGCTCCCTTAGCCATATCCATAGCTCCTTTAGAAGACTGACTCTTATCGAGAATGCCTTCCGGAGCAGTAGCGCTCTTATAATGAGATTTTCTATCTCCTTCGAGCATTGAAATTAATTTTTCTCTAAAAGTCATTGTACTCTCTTTATGTGCGTGTTTATCTGATAATTTTTTTGCTGCATTATAAGCAGACTTATATTTATCACTATGGGCACCATGTTTATTTAAAGTTTGACCGGCATTATCAACTGCCTTTCTAACTTTCATATGATCCATATGATCTTTGCCAGAATGCTTCTTATCAAGTCTTTTAAGATTACTCATTGCTTGATTGTGTTTGACAATATGCATACGCTGTTGATCCATAGTAACTGCTTCTTTTTGATCTGCAATTTTAGTTGCAGTGTCTTTTTTCATAGTCACCGGATGAGTCTTTCCACCAAAGTTGAATTTCTTCTTACCGGCTTTTGCGGCTGCAGCTGCTGCGCCATGGAAGGCGGTTCTTTCATTTGCTGGAATCTCCTCAGGTATATGATACTTTATACTTTCTTCCATGGGATTCTCCTTTACATCCATACGTGAGCCACGTAGGCTCCAAGTACAGCAACAATTAATGCCATACCAATTCTATTTATAATACCAACAGTTCTTGAGTTATCATCTACTGTTTTCTGTATCTCGTCTAATTTTACTGAGAGCTTATTCAGTCTTTCTCTCATGTTCTCGTGGTCGTCTTGTAATGCTATAATCTTCTCCTCTGCTCTTGCTAAAGAAATCATAGCGTCTGCGAGCTTATCAATCTTCTGCTCTATTCTATCTAATCGTGATTCAGTAGTTTCTTGAACCATTATCTTTTTCCTTGGCCTCTATACTTTTTAAAGCTTCTTCTCTTATGTTTATTCATAGTTGAAAATATTGGTTTGCGTCCAATAGTAGTACCATGCTTCTTTGGTTCGTGTACTGATACTGAACGAAATAACTTTGCCATTACTCAGCTTTCCAAATTGTCCATATTCCATAAGCTATCGCTAAACCTGCAGCAATCTTTGCCAATGGTGATAAAAATAATATCATAAGACCAAGAGCAATACAAACTGCTCCGTCTAAAGATGTTCTTTCTTTAATTCTATTATTAATCCAGTTTTTAATCACTACCATTTCTCCTTGTCTGCCCAATACGCTGCTGACATTTTACCTTTAGCTATGTTTTTAGCGTGTCTGGCTTTAAATGATTTACGTCTTGCCTTTTGTCTGTCAGACTCTCCTTTTTTGGGAGCTCCTGCAGTACTTACTCCTTGCTGACCAAATCTAATAGTCTTAACTTTATCACCATCTTTAGCGACTACGATATGACTACTGGTCGGATGATTTGGCGTACGCTTTGCTTTATTAAATCCTGATACTCCAGCTCTCTTGAGCCTTGGATCTTTTTCTTCTATAAATTTTTTAAATCTATCCAAACTCATGACCTGCTATCCTTTTCATTTGTTTATTAAATTCTGCTTGATCTGGTTTTGACTTGTATAGTTTTTTAGTAAGTGCGCTGTTTTTCTTACCTTTAATTCTGTACTTATAACCTTTTTCTTTATGTTCAGGATCTGTAGTTTTTACTAATCTTCTTTTATACTGAGCTTCATAAGACTCTGGTCCTTTTGGAGCATCAGTGCTTCCTCTCATTCCTTCTTTTACATTTTCTCCGGGTGTAATCTTTTTCATTAATCTTACAGATTCTGGTGAACCATAATCGTACTTATACTCACTCTTTATTTCTTCTCTTCCCTGAGCTTTATCTCTAAAAGCTTTTCTCTTTTTTGCTTTTGTAGTTCTTTCAACGTCTGTAATCATAGAAGGTTGCTTAACTATCTTTCTTAGTTTTTGTAATAATTGCCCTGGAGTCTTGTCGTCCATGTACATGTCTGGTAAACCAGCAATTGAAACTTTATAACTACCTTCTGTTGTAATTCCTAAAGCTCTTTTTGCTAATTGTTTTTTAGTGTCATCACGCTTTGCGAGTGCTGTATGGCCTCTTGCTCTTTTTGCTATTTCTTTTGCGCGTTTACCTGTATCTCTCATCCAATCAGGTCTTGCTTTTTTACTTGGTCCTCTTAAACCACGAGCTATCTTTGCTTTAGCTTTTAATCTCATAGATAGCTCTGGTATGTTTCTATCTAGTTCTGGCTTCGCTCCGTTTCTATTAAGTTGAGAGAATAACTTTAAATTATTACCAGCTAGCTTAGCTTCTTTTTGACTATCACGTTTATCTAGATACGCTGCAATAGCCATTTGATGTCTCTTCTCTTTAGACTTACCTTTAAACTGTGGAGCCTTAGACTTTCTAAAGTCTTTTACGTAGTCTCCGGCTGTTGCATCTTTTCCTAATGGCATTACTTAGCCTTCATTGCAGTTTGCATAGCTTTCATGAGATTATTCATATCCTTTGAAAGAACCTGAATGTATCTACCTCTTTCACCATAGTTGATTTGATATCCTATACCACCTTTGAGACGAGTCTTTGTAATTTGTATTCCAAATTTATCATAGACGTCTTCGCCTTCTTCAATTTTCTGAGGATGTAAAACATCGAGGATTGCTTTTCTTAAACTCATTTCATACTCCCTACTTTTTTACGAGTACCAAATGCTTTAGTATCGCCTTTATCCATCATGCCTTTCATACCGGCTGCTGGATCTGCTTTACCGTGATAGCCTTGTGCGTACCCTGGTTTTAATTTTTTCATCTTACCTTTTTTAATAAAGTCGTCTATAGCTTTTCTTTCAGCGTCAGAAGTCGTAGCTTCAGTCTTTTTAAATCTTTTACCAATCGGATAAGACAAAGGACCCATAGATGTTATTTTAGTAGCTCTATCGATACCTGCAACGCGTTTTGCTGCTTTGCGTTCAGGACTTTTCTTATAGTCTTTAGTTGGTCCACCTAATCGGCTTATTGCATCTGCAGTACCTTGTTGTTGACCTTTATGATAAACATCTCTTGAAGCCTTACCAATGTATCTCATCGCAAGACCTTTTGATATTTCTTTTACTGTGCCCTCCGATTTAATGTTGAGTTTAGTGAGTTTAGTGTGCAACTTCAGTTTCGGAAAACTATGCTTAGGCGTACCCGTCTTAAATTTTCCAGCGTCTTTAGTTGTTCCAATAGCTGTCTGACTTAATGAATGAGCATCTTTAGCAGCTTTCTTATATTTTGATTGGTTAAGAGATGAAGCAGCATCACGAGCTCGCATATGAGCAGCATGTGCTTGTTTATGAATGTCGATAGCGCGATAGTGCATATCTTCGTTATCATTATTATGTTTTCCACTATCTCCTTCACTTTTATGACGCTTAGCGTGGCTAGCATGAGCCTTTGCCATGTCGTCATGATAAGAACTTTTTATCGGATGATACTCTGCTTCATTAACTGATTCTTTTTTAGATTTCTTCTTACCCTTACCACTAAGATCAGAATCGGCACCGTAATAAGTACCTTTACCTTTTCCTATGTACGAGTTGACTCGAGCCATTCCCCACTGCTGAGGAGTTGTCCCCGGTCTATGTCCAGTTTTCCAAGCTGCCATTCCTCTGTTATATACTTTCTTTAAAGTACCATAAGATATACCAGACTTAGCTGCTTTTTTCTTGAGTCCTTCGTTTTCGAGTAACTCTTCGAACGTTGAAAATTTAAGCATTTGTTACACCCCTGTTTTTTAATTTTCTAATTTTGGCTCGATCTAACATGCGTGCATGTTTCATCTTGTCAACCATTTTTTCTCTTTCGATTTTCTTTTTAGCTATAGCAACTGCATCTTCTCCGTACATTCTTCTGTACTTCAATGTATGTTTACTTGGCTTAGTTTTAGCTGTCTTATCGCCCGGAGCTGGTTTATAAGCTGCAGGATTATTATCAGCCATTTTTGATGTTCTATTAAAATGTGAAAGTCTTTTCTTTTTGGTAGACTTTGCTAAACCTTTAAAATATACAGAAGGCTGACTTCCTTTAGCCTTCTTAACGTCTTTGTCTTGTGCTACTTCTTTTTTTCTTTCTTTTTCTACAAGCTCGATAGAATCAAGCCACTTTCTGTAGTGCTTACCGTCTTGCTCAATAATGACATAATTACTTCCAAGACTGGTAACACGAGCGAGTTGGTCACTGCCCACGACAGTAACACTATCACCAATATCAAACAGATGTCCTTTAACATATGCCTCCCTTTTCTCGGAGACAGGCTCGAAATGTAACTTATTAAAATATGTCTTTTGTTCTTTTAGTCCCATACCTCTTCTTACTTCATTATATACCTTCTTTGCGTCTGCATTTGAAACATTCCGTGGCAGCCCTTGTGAGAATTGTGTAAAGTCTCCTTCACTCGCCAAATTTCTCATCTTAGACGCTGACATTCCACTAACGTCGTCAGCATCCGGGTCTCTGTCACCGGCTGAAATTACGTTGATTTTATTGAAGTTATATAGACCGTGTCTACCTTTAACTCCATTATATTTTTTTAGTAGTGTGTTAAACTCGTTAACTCTATCTGATCCTACTACCATTGAAACATTCTTATATCCATCATTAAACATTTCAGTAACTGCGTCAAAAACATTCTTTACTTTCTTATCAAGCATCACTTGTCTCGCATGCTTGGGAAAGAATTTTCTGACAGCTTTTACTTTTGTCATATAGTTCAATGGATTTTTTTTCTTATCTACTGATTGTGACAGGTAAATTCTATAAGAGTTTTTACCTGATTTCTTAGCTAATTCATTCATTAGTTTTTCATGGCCAGTAGTCGGAGGATTCATACGACCAAACGTAAAGAATACGGTCCTTTCCTCTTCTATCAAATAACTTTTAAATGAACTTATCATTAACTTTTTTTCCTCATCACTTCTTTCTTACGAACATCCTTAAACATTCTTTTTGATAATACTTTAATTCTTCTTTGTAATGCTGGAGACTCGAGTCTCTTTTCGATCTCTCTCTTTCTAGCAGGAGTAAGATCTCTTTTTGGTATTCCTCTTGTGATCTTTTGAGCTATGGCATTTCTGGCTTGTCTATCAGATCTTCTTCGAAGAACTTTCATATTAGCCATTCTCTTCTTCGCTCGTCTTCTACCAACTGCTATGCGAGCTTTATTACGCTTCATGTCTCTTTTCTTTTTCATTCTTTGAGCCATGGTTAAAGCTTCATCAACTTCCACTTCTTCTTTTTTAATTACTACGTGAGTATTGATTGGTTTACCTTTTACTTTTGTTGCACCCTTTCCAGTATTTACAAATACTTTACCACCATGTTTTTTTGCGTGCGCGTGTGCATCATCTCTATTGTCAAAGTATTTAAATGTCTTAGCTTCTTCAACTTTTTCTTTCTTTGCTGCAGCTGCTTTCTTAGCTTCTTTTTCTTTTCTTTTCTGTATATTAAGAGGATGAAGTGGATGTTTCATACCGTATGGAGATTTTGGATATGGATCTCTTTTCTTTGGTCTTCCTCTTAAATCCATTGGATCAACTATTTCATTAACAGATTCAATTCTATTTGTTTTAGGATTTACACCAAGAATTTTCTTAACCATTTTTTCTGCTTGTGACTTAGAAATTCTTAATCCTTTCATAACACGATCTACTGCTTGCTGATAATTTTTAGTAGGTCCCATTAATTTTTCAGCTTTCTTCATAGCCATAGATGCTTCGTCAAGCGACTCTTTATGAATATCCATTCTAGTTCCAGATGGAGTCTTGACATAATTCTTTACTTTATAACCATGCTTCTTTGCAAAGTCTTGTCCGTCTTTCTCTTTGTGATAACTCTTCATGTGTAAGTGTAGATGTTTATCACCTGACTTTTTAATCATACTTGGAATTTTTTTGACACTCATACTTCCATCTGAATGAGTTTGAGCATCACGGTTTGCATCACTATGATTGATAGCTTCATTTGTTTTCTTTTTAAAAGGTTTAAATCTATCAGGATTAGATTGTTTCTTTGGACCGTACTTGTTAGTAACTGTGTGTGGTTTACCATTGATGTGAACTACTGCTTCACCTTCTTTATCTACGTTGCCGTCCCACGTACCAGCGGCATGAGCTTTACGAGCTGCCTTAACTTTTGGATGATTGTCTATGGATTCTTTCTTAATAACTTCTTTATCAGTCCTGACCATTCTGATTCCGACTTTGCCGTCTGGCTTTACATATTTTTCTGGCTTTCTGTCTGCACTATGTACTGAAGCATTAAGGTCGTCTCTAGCTTGACCTATGGCTTTCTTTCGCGTAAACTTACTTACGCCTTTTTTGCCTTTAACCGGTACTTTTAGATTTGGAAGTTTCTTATCCGACTTCATAGAGAGTTCGTTCATTAAGTCGAAAAAAGATTTTAATTGGGCCATCAGTTCCTCCCTGGTTTATCCCATCCTTTTAATATATCTGGCGAAAAGTTTGCGTATGAGAACTCCATACGGTCCACAATTTTCACGGCGTCACCACCAAGCTTGTCAATAGCTACATAACCTTCTTGACCTGTGGTTTGATAACCATTTCTAGTTTTCAAAAAAGTTTCTGTACTATTTAACTTATTAAGTATATTTATAAGTTTTAATTTCGCTAGAACAATAGATTTTTGTAATTCAAACATCATTTGTAAACTTATTTTATTTTGCGGTGAGAAGAATTTTAATATTTCATCTAATTTTTTCTGTTGAGCAGACTTTCCTTTTTCAGTCTTTCTTTTATCTATCTCTTTCTGAAACTTTTGTTTTATATGCGATATTAACTTCGTAACGTGGGTTTTGGTATTACCAATGACTTGGCCTTTTCGTACAAAAGTATTATTAAACGTTTCAATAAGTTGAGCAATGTCTTGGTTAGCCTCGAGAGTACGTAGGGTACTACCAGAAATTTTATTAAAAATCCTGCCAGCGTTACTAAGATGTGCATTGACGTCCTCCGTATCTGTCTTTGTCATAGTAAATCTTGTCATATCTCTTAACATTGCGTCTTGCGACCAGACGTTTTTACTATTACGAAACTTACTAATATCGACTCCATAAGATGCTTTCATAGTTTCAAAAGAATTTCCAGTATAAGTGGTATGCCACACTATTCCAATCTTTGCGGCTTTGACTTTCTTTGCTGCCGCAGTTCCAGAAGGTATTGCGTAAACTATAGTGTTTGGATGAAAGGTTACATACGTCTTGCCTTTTATCTTTTTTGTCTTAATATCGCTCGTATCAAATAAAAAGTCGCCTTGTATAACTCCTTTGATCCCGAGATCTGGTAAGTACTTGAGAGCGTTCTTTAATTTTAAATTGAGATCACCATCAGTATCAGCATCGATATCAGCGTTATTCTTGTAAACTTTTGGAGTGGCGTTAAATATCCCTTTCTTAGCAACAAAAAATTTACCGTCACGAGGATCAGTGCCACAAAAAATAGCTGGTGCTCCATCCCATTTAACGCTAACGTTTCCATCTTTGACTCCTCCTAGCATGTCTCTAAGAGAACGTAGAGCAAGTATAGCTTGTCTCGTTCCGTCGACTCCACCATATAGGACTTTGTCCTCGATATGAGTCATATGAGTATTTTTCTGTTCTGATATAAATTCTATAAAATTCATTATACAAACGCCTTTACGTAAACTGATGAATCTTCTGTTTGCGAACCTGCAATGTTAAATACATTTGTTGCAAACTGATCTCTATTTTTTTTGTTAGCTTTCATTATTGCATGACATACATAAGTTGCCGCAAGTTTAGAATGTACGTCTGCAGCTTTTCTTGTTTTAGGATAATCATAAAAATCTTTTTCTTGAATATTTGTATCTGTTTCTTGAACCATCGACCAAAACTTTTTAGTGTCAGCTCCAATTTTACCTGTGCTTAGTTCAGTATGAATCTTTCTCGACTGAATTACTATTTTTTGATTTTCAGGTAAATTCTTTGCATTTAAGAATTCTTTTGCTGCATACTGTTGTTGTTTATAACCAACCTTTCCACCTCTTGCTTTTCCACCTAGTATTTCCATATTGACTGCAACGAAGTCACTAAAAGATCTAAAGTCGAGTTGTTGGCCATCGATAAAAAGTGTCGCACTTTTACTACTCCAGAATTTTTTCTTTGCTAAAGTTAATCTATCAAACTTTCGTTGTTTTTCTGGAAGTCTATCTAAATTATATACAGTTAATTTAATGCTGCCTTCGTCTTTAAATTCTGGTGCGATCTTAAGAGATATTGGTACTATGTCTCTTTTTCTAAATGCTTCTGACAGACTAATATTTAATGCAGCAACTGAATGATCTTGTAATACCTTTTTAATGTCCACATTTTTCTTAATAGCATAGATGTCACCTGGGTTCCATTTATCATTACTTAAATCAGGTTTACCTTCAGCTGAATATGCATTCTTTTTTAGTTTATAAATCTCAGTCATTTTACCTTTACCACGAAATAACTCATGATCTTTAGTAACGTATTCTTCTTTAATTAATTTTTTACCTATCATATATCCTGATCGATGCCATTGAGGTGCTAGTGTTACTGCCTCCATTATATCTTTAAATTTTTTATCTACCTTTACATTATTATATGCAGTTTCAAGTACATTTTCTTGTGTAAAAAAATCATATTTTTTATTAGTACCGTGCTTCAATAAAGCATCTAACATAACACATTGCAAAGATTCACCTTTAGCTGTGGCACCAGACATTCCTCCACCTGTTGGTTGACCGCCAAAATGTACAGATTTTGCAATCGATGTTATCGGTACTTTACCTACAGATGTGTCAAGTTCTATTGTTGGTAACTCTTTTAAAGCTTTATTTCTCGCAAGACCTGTTTTATTTAATATTACGTTTTCGAAATCTTTTATCACTTTCTTATTTTCAGCGGTGTCCTTAACTATCATCTCTTCTTGATTTATTTTAGATTTAAAATGAATGATCTTAATCTTATCTTTCATCGCTGTTCTTAAATTATCAAATCTTTCGGGTCTTTTATCCCATTCGGCAGGCGTCAGATTCGTTGAAAATAACACAGCTTCCTCCAAGTATTTCGTGTATGACTTAAACCTTAACATACTTCTATTTATAATAGTTTGGAGTTTAAAAAAGCGCCTCAGACTCGCATTGAGGCGCTTTTTATCACCGAAAGGAGAGGTGAATTAAAATCTTCCGAGAAGTCTTGCGATGTGATGTACCCAAGGTAAGAGCATTACTGCCATAAAGAGATTTGCGCCACTATGAGCTAATGCTATTCGTAGAGTATCGCCTTTCGGCATACCGTCTGATACAAAGAAACCTGCGAGCCATATCGTACCAGTAGTTCCTATATTTGCTCCAAGAACTGCTGCTATAGCTGCTGGCAGTGGGAGAGCTCCACTTGCAACGAGAGCTATGATTGCAGTGGTAGATAACGATGAAGATTGCCAGAGTAACGTCATGACAATTCCACCTATAAACATATAAATTGGATTACCTAGAAAGAAGTTTAAGTGATCTAAGTTTCCCATGGATTTCATTCCACCTGAAAACATTTTAAGTCCTATGTAGAATACAACCAATCCTACGAGTGCCGTGATTACGGGATTACCTAGTTCCATTTTGCTCACCTTTTTAATTAATTCGTTCATACTATTATGTATTATCGACCGCGCCTCTTGAATGTTACAGTTTTGTTAAACCTTTTCTTTTGAGTCGTCTTTTTTCTTCTTTCAGTTTCGCGATTACGAGGATCGTACATCTCGTAACCACGAATACCGTTTTCTTTAGCCCATGCGGCTATCATTTCTGGTTTGTGTTTCACTTATTAAACCTCACTGTGTAAGTTTTTCCGTCATAATTAAAAGTTATAGTTGAGTGCGAGTATATAGTTTCCATTGACTCTTTATAACGTGTTATCTTGTTACATACGAGTTTAGTACCATTACTAGCAGTACTATTTTGATTGCCAAGAATACCACCAATAATTGCACCAGCGGTAGCACCGTCAGGCAAGTCTTTTGTAATATTTTGACCGATAGCACCACCGATGATCGCTCCTAAGATTGTATCTGCAGTTTTATCTCCTGATACATTTCTTTCAGAACAAACTTCAACAACCTGTGGTGTTCTTTTAATAATAGTCTTTTGGTGATCATTAACTACTGCAGCATGTGGCTGAGTAGCAAATGCACTCTTACCAGTTACAAAGCCACCGACAAACGCTAGTGCCCATGTAACAGCTGTAATTTTTATAAAAGTATTCATTTATTTAACTTCCATAAAATATACTCTTCACCATTTGCTTTCATGGTAATTGCAGGAACACCTGATGGTTTTGTCTTACCAACGTATTCCCATTTATAGCCGTCTTTCATTTGAGCGTTGGCTGTCTCTCTAAATTCTTGAGTGTCTATACTAAACATTCCAAGAACTAATACTACTATTCCCATTATTTCCCTCCTTCGACTTTGCATATTGGGTTTATTGATGTACCGTCGATATAGTCTCTACCGGTATAAGTTCTCGTAACGACTTCTTTTACAAGCATGCCATTACGTTTTCTATATGTTATGAGCTCTCTAGACAGGACACCGTCACTGTCTAGGAGATCAAAAGCTTGTTTAAGCGGACCGTCAGTCATTACGCATCCGCCATTTCAAGAGCTGTTTTAAGAGCATCTCTTTTTCTGGCTTGATCGCCAGCAAACCATGAAGAGTACATTCTGTTATCAGCATTTGCACCTTTCAAGTGGTCAGTTACGAAAGTAACTGAGTTAAAAGCTTGCCACCAAGAGCCTTCGGCATACTTTGAACCCGGTTGAGTATTGATATTATCGTAAGCTAACTTCGCGTTACGTGATAACGTATCAACTGATAGAGGTTGATTTTGAACTCTCTTATCAGCAGTTCTTGGGAACACAGTATTATAATACTCTATAAGTTTATCTATACTATATCTCTTTGAACCGAGAAATTCAGCCATTTCTTTATACTGCTCAAGTTTTGCAGTAGCGATACCAAGAGCTTTCTTGACTTCGTGAGCGTCGAACTCGACTCTGTGGCCGACTCTTACAGCTCTTTCAGCTTCCATCTCAAGAGATAAAGATAAAGTATTGTTACAAACAACTCTGATAGGAGTAAACCTCACGTCAATTGAATGACCATACCTATGTGGATTTGAAAACAATAAGTACGAATCGACTTGATCACCGCCAAAAAGATCGAATGACTCTTTAACTTTAGCGAGAGCCCATACTATCTGTCCATTTCTTAATGAACCTGCTGTATGCATCTCCATATCACCAGCGAGAACGTACTCACTGAAAAAGTTAAAG